TGTACCACTCCTCTGTTTTCCAGGGGTAATCTTTCAATTCCTCCTCAGTTTTTTTAGCACCGTTCATTTTGATAAGATCCTCAATCTCATCAGCAATATCCGCAATCAAGCGTTGGTTTTAATCAAAAGCTCCTCCAGACATTTTATTCAGTTTTAAGTTTGCAAGGGAGACAGGATTCGAACCTGCATTCAGGATGTGAGCTTAGTACAGCGATCTCACTTCAGCTTAGTATCTGTACATAACATAGCGTCTACCGTATCATGTACATACTATTACTCTTTGTACAATCATTCCGCCACTCCCCTATGTGCCTTTTTAAACGACGTCGAGAAGGCTAACTCTATCTCCTATACGATGAGAACAGTTTCATTAAGTTCGTCTATACCATTATAGTATAGCTGGTACGATTAAGAGGAGTTACTGTGTTTTACGATCTCCTGGCCAACGGAGCTATTATTTTTCTTTCTTATTCATTTGAGAAAGTACCCAAGTCAAGACCTCTAACTTTAACTCATCGGAAAGATTCTCGCTAAAGGTCTTGCGGAGCATTCGCTCATACACTAGTTGCTTCACTATCTTCATTGGATGCCCCGATTTGTAAAGCGTTTAAAAATGCAACAGACTTTTGTTGGAACTCCGGATCATTTCTCATTGAATTGAGAGCATCGTTTGCTACAGAGGTGAGATCCTTGGTTAGTCCTTCAAAAGACTCGAGAATCTCTTCGTTACTCAACTCCATGTTAAGGGCCAACAACTCGGTTAATAGTTTATGGCATGAGAGAGCAAATTCCTGCATCGTCTCGTTTGTTACTCTTAATCTTTGCATTTTGTTTATTATTTTCACAAATATACAAAAGTCGTTTAAATAACAACTAATAAGTTTTCAACAATACGGATTATAGGTTGGGAGGAAGTTTGTATTCCTCTCCATTTTCTTTTGCAACTTTGTAATCTTTGATAATATCACACAACTTTATTTTCTTATCCACCTCGGGACATCCAAGTTGGTGAGCGTTGTAGTAGCCACAGACAGGGCATTTATACTTTGGCTTCTTCATGATCCGCAATATAAGCACGTTTCGTCATCATCCTCAATAGATTGTGCCTCATTATTGATGCGGATTGCTTCCATTTCGACTTGAGCGTCTGTCCATTCTGGGTGGAAGGCTTTAATTTGCGACTTAAGGAATAGTAACTCGTTCATAAACTTAAATTTTAGGTACACAAAGATACGGAGAGAAACATATTTCTATATCTTTGTTTAGCAAAAAAATATAATATGGCAAAGGTTCAGTCCACAAGCGCATTTAAGAAGAAGCCAAAGGTCAGCAGACCTGGGGTTCATGCTAAGACGAAGTGTTCATGTTCGAAGACTTCTAAAAACTATGTTAAACGAAATGTTGGTCAAGGGCGATGAAAAAACAGATGCTTAAAAGAAAGGATGGTAGCGTATCACCAAGAGGACTTTGGGATAATTTGAGAGCCAAGGCAACTCAGAATAAAAAGACTGGCGCAAAACCAAAGGCTCCTACTGCCGCAATGGAAAAACAAAAGCAAATTATCAAGTCTCAAACTAAAAAGAAGAAGTGATGGCAAAGACAGCTGCATGGCAAAGAAAAGAAGGTAAGAGTGCTACAGGAGGACTCAACGCAAAAGGAATCGCTTCTTATAGAAAGGCTAACCCTGGCTCAACGCTGCAAAAAGCTGTCACGAAGAAACCTTCCGAAATAAAGAAGGGGAGTAAGGACGATAAACGTAGGACCAGTTTCTGTAAAAGAATGTCAGGGGTTCCCGGTCCAATGAAGGACGAAAAAGGAAGGCCAACAAGGAAGGCTTTATCTCTAAAAAAGTGGAATTGTTGATAAAAAAAAATAGTATATTTGTGTAAATATTTAAAGAGATGGTTAACGGCACATTAGAATTAGAAGAAAACTTAAACCTTATTGTTAAGTCAACAAACAACGCATTCTAAAAAAATAATATAAAAAACAAAATGAAAAAAGATCCGATTGTAACATCAAGAAGAAACATCCTTGGTCGTGATGTTAAAATTACTCGTTCAGGTAATGAGAAAACTCGTGAAGTCACTGGAAATCGCGTGGCAAAAACTACAGTGGCTAAAAATCTAAAGACTGGAGGTAAGAAAATTACTTCAAGTAAAATGGTAATTTCTCCAAGAGAGCAAATGATTGACGTTACTAACAAGACCAAGTACACAGGAGTGGCAGGTAGAAAGCGTATGCTTGATGTAAATCCTGAGACAAGTAGAAAAAAGACTACTTCTAAAGCTTTTGGTGTAGATGCTAAGAAAGCAAAAGAAACTAAAAACAAACTTTCAGTTAGAGAGAGTGCGAAGAAAATGTATAAAGGATCTAACTTACCTCGCAGATACAATGGCTAAAATGTACACCACTTCTAAGACTAATCCTATTACAGGAATGTCTACAGATAATAACCCTCGTCAAGAAGCTCGTCAAGAAAAAAGACAGGTTCGAAGAGAAGAAAAGGCGTTGAATAAAAGTCTTAACGAAGGTATTAAAAAACAAAAAGTTGATAGGTCTATTAAGACCATTTCTTATAGAGGTACTGCTCCAAGTGAAACTCCAAAACAAAAAGATTGGAGAGACAAGGCTAAAGCAGACAAGGGTGGAAAAAAAGGAGTGGTTGTAAAAGGCGGTAAAGGTGGCCGAGCAAATTACAACAAGATGGATGAGTCTTGTAAAAACCCTTACGCTAAATAGAATCTCGGTTCATAAAGATAGACTTTATAGACTGGTAAGATAATTTGAATAGGCGTGGGTTTCCCATGCCTATTTCTATTACAGCATACTCCGGTACCAACTCATCAACTTGACGTATAGACATCACATCTCGAATGTCGAACATAGTTTTTACCAATTGTTCTGTTGGAGTTAGGTCGAAGAAGTTTATCTCCCCACTATTGGTTAGGACCTCCATAGCCTCAATATAATAGCCTTTAATCAACATTTGGTCTTAGAATATGTCGGATTAATCTTCTTAAGTTCTTTGCGTCTCTATAAGAGAGAGGAATTAGTTGTCTACCCTTGTCATCGGTTATAGCAATATCCACTCCTGCGCCATTGGCCCATTCTGATACTTCTAGAAACTTGTTATCCTCCTGATCGTGGAAGAATGTCTTCTTAATTTTTTTTGTGTACATTTTCTTTAAATTTTAATAATTGGTGTTGGTCTAATACATACGAGTCTCCTGTTCCAAGGTTGCGAATATTCTCATCTTTTTTTACATCCTCTGAACGAGAGTATCCAGCAAAACGAATTGTGTAATCATCCTCCACTATGGCAAGGACATACATATCCATTGGTTGAGAGTTTAACTTGACAATCATACGCCCTTGAGGAAGGCGAGTGCTTTTGATGTCTATCGTTAAGTTCTTATAGACGCAGTCTGGTTGCCCTGCTGTATCGTCTCCAAAGGAGAGGCTGAAGTGGATGTTGTGCCACTTGCAGAAGGCGTACTCCGATAGACATCCGTCAAAGTCTATTTCAAAACCCGACTTGTCTGATGCAAACTTTTGGTCCACCACATTCTTTCTTCTGCTTACAAACGCTCTTGTAGAGGCAATAGTTCTCAAGAAGTGAACTTCCGATTCGTTTAGTGTAACCGTCATGATTGAAATCCTTTTGTGTTATCATCTCCTCCGAAGTAGGAGAGGATTACTATTACTGCTGTTATAATTACAGCTGCCATTAAAAATTTATTCATAGTGTTTGTTGTTTTATAGTCCGCAATATCCAGAGTCGCAGTCATTAAAGTCCTCGTCAAACAAGTCCAACTGCATCTTGTAGTTCTTTATCTTTTCGTATGTTATTCCGTTCTTAAACGTGCAGTTATTCTCCTGCTCCATTCTCATGAACCAATCAAACTGCTTCTCATCTCTCTTGCTCATGTGGTTGAGGAATATCTCGTTGCGATGGAAACAACCTACGCAATTGTTCTTATAAGCAAAACGAACAGGTTTATCCTTCCAGTAAGTCTCTACAGCGTCTTTGAATATTCCGTCCTCAATAAGAGGAAACGAGACACTTCGGTATGGCAATGTTTTCCACTTCTTCCTTCCGTTCTTTTCACCTACCTTAAACTTAAACATTTCTATTCCGTCTTCAGCTTTGTTCAACATTGTTCTTGCGCGACTCATCTCGTTTGCCCGAAATCCAATCCTCATGTCTATAGGAAGTTCTGTGTTCTCATAACACCATTGGGCAATAGGTTCAACTTTCATTTTAGATGTGCAGAATCTTCTCGTTACATTTGGCAAGTAACCCCCAGCAACTTTGATTACCTTCTCAAATGTTGTCTCACTTAGCCATATGATTTCTTGCCCGAGGTATTGCTCAAGGTCCAACATTGTGTACACAATTGTGTCTTCCTCAAGGGTTCCGATGAATTCCTTTCCAATCTTGTCAGAAACAATCTGTCTCACTTTTTCGTCTGGAAAGATAACTCGTTTATCATCTGTACGCACGAGAGAGAATACATTGTAGTCAGCCGGATAGTGAACCGCTAAGTACGAAGATGTCTTCCCTCCGCTTAAACTATTTACTGTCTTCATTCAGGATCTGTTGTTGTGCCTACAGTTGTTGAATCTACATACACAGTATCTCTTGGTATATAAATAGCCTTAAACATTTGGTAGTCTTCTCTATTTAATGGGTAGTAATTATTTGTGGTACAGCTTAACGCTAGGCAAGTTATTACAACCGCTAATAAGAATATAAATAATTTTTTACTTTTTGTTGACATCGTTTTGTTCATTAATTAGTTCACTTACTTCTTGAATTCTTTTTCCTATCCAAGCCATTACAGGAACGGCCATTGAGTTACCGAGTGCTTTGTATCGAGGGCCATCGGGAGACTCTTCCTTTTTTCTGTATGGGATGTTTGTAAATCCGTTTTGTGTTGTTATACAAAATTCAAATGAACTCTGATTTAATGTTTTTTCTGCTATGAACAAATTTATGGCAGCTAACACAGAGAAGAGCCAAGTTAGATTTTTCATATTTAAGCTCCGGATGTTTTGATCTAAATTTAATGTGATGAACGTGATGGCCTCTTTTGCTATACTCTCCACATCTTTGGCAAAACCCTCTTTCTCTCGACCAAATATCTCGGCAAATAAGTTTCCACTCTCTCCCCATGTAAAATTTAACGGATTCACTTGTAATTCCACCTTTCCAGTTTCTATTATTTTCTCCGCTATTGTACTTATATCCACAAGCAGTTGAGCAAAACTTTCTGTTTCCATAAGTTGGAGAAACTTTTTTTTCGTTTCCGCAGAAATGGCATTTGATAACAACTTTTCTACATTGAACAAGTTTGTTAGTTTCGGCCCGTAATTGTTTTGAACATTCAGGACTACAGCAGATTTTTGGTTTTCCTTTTCTGCATTCAAATTCTGAACTGCATATTTTGCAAGTTCTTGTTTCTTTACTTCTTCGGCATTGAAGACATTGTTTTGCAACTTGCGACATTTGATTGCCACATTTACATAATTGTTTTGATGGTCTAAACATACATCAAAGATAGTGTATTTTTTTATCTCAGGGAATCCCTGTAAACGCTCACATTCTACAGGAGTTAGTCTACGAACTCTTGCGTTTTGAATTGTACTGCCTGTGTGATTGATATCCGAAGCGGAGGATGATAAGATTTGAGAGGTCTGCTCGTTGATACTCATGTTGTACATATCAACGGCAACGCCATGAACTCCTGATGCATTTAAAGTATACATAGGACCACCTTCTGTAAAACCATCTCCATTACCTCCTTTTAAAGGTTGTCTTCCAATAGTATTTTCAGCAAGAGCAAATACGGCATTAGATTTTTTATCCTCAAATAACCATTGATCCGGTGAGGTTGCTATGGTGAAAGACTTCTCCTCACTTCCAAGATAAACTTTACCAGCAGACTTGCCTGGGACACCGCCTTGTATTCCCGAGTTCTCAGAAACACCTCCTCGTACTTTAAAACAAATAGCAGTCTTTTCTTCATTTTGAATCACAGCAGAGAAGTGTCCTTTGTCGGGCATATATTGGTCATGGCAACGAGTGGTTAGACTAGCGGCTGTTTGTCCTCCGTCCCACCATTCTCCTGACTCACTGTTGTTAACAACGCTTCCCTTAATCTCTCGGGTAACTTTTTGCCTCTTACCTCTGCTCTCCGCAATATCCCTGCACAGGCTTTCTGACTCAAATAGAACCGCTGCGGCAGGTCTCCAATCTCCAAGGTATCCGATAAGAAAGATTCTTCTGCGTCTTTGTGCGACTCCAAAGTGTTGAGCGTCAAGAACTCTGTAGGCAAACCCATACCCGAGTTCCCCCAACGCCCCGAGGAGGGAACCAAAATCTTTTCCTCCGTTACTTGACAAGACGCCAGGGACATTTTCCCAAACGATCCACTGGGGTTTTGCTTTGTCAGCAATGCGACAGAATTCAAGGGCCAAGTTGCCACGAGGGTCTTCCATTCCTTTTCGGAGACCTGCAACTGAGAATGATTGGCAGGGAGTTCCTCCAACGAGAACATCGATAGTTGTTTCATTAAATATAGGGTTTGAGTGAATTAAAGTCATGTCCCCAAGGTTTGGGGTTTCTGGGTAATGGTGCTGTAGTACAGCAGATGGGAAAGGTTCTATTTCTGAAAACCATTGTGGCTTCCATCCTAATGAGTGCCAAGCCATTGTTGCAGCTTCGATACCCGAGCATACTGATCCGTATTTCATTTGTTCTTTATTTTTTCGATTGCACTTTTTAAATATACAGCCATATCAAGGCACTCCTCGTAGGCTTCTTGTAACCACATTAGATGGTCATAGTCAGTTCGGTCAACTGTTGTTCCGTACTGCAAGAAACCTTTCCTCTCTCTCTTTTTAAGGTCCTCATATAATTTTGTGAGAATCTTAGAGTCTTTGAGTTCGTATTGAGGTTCTATGTTGTGGGTACTATTCTGCTCCATAAGTTTCGTAATGTTTGCGGATAATATCTTGAATAAACTTCTTTTTTGTTTCATCCCATCCATTCCAGTTTGTTTCCTCAGATGACGGATGAGCATCCACTCCGTAGATTGTTCCGCTTTCAGTTACAGATTTAGCCAGAGTGTATTCGTACTTCATGTCTAAAGTAATTTCTCCTTTAAAGTAATACTCTGTCTTGTGTGGCTTTTGAATTGTAATCTCCATTTTATTTATCGATTTTAAGTTTAAAGTAAAGTTCTCTGTACGCTTGTTTAGGTTGAGGGTATCCAAGTTCTTCCATCTTCTCAACAAAGTATTGTACTAGCATTCTATCCTTCCAAGAGGTTAGGATTGTATCCTCAAATGTTTTGATTCCATAGAGGACCGTTGCGTGGTTTTTGTTTTTAAACTCGGTCCCAATGCCACCTAATGTTACAGGAAGTGTTTTATGCATCATCCAAAAAACCAATTGTCTATAAACTACGTTCTCTCTCTTTCTGTTCTCTTCACCTGATGCGTTGTATACTTTCATTGCCAAATCTTTCATGAGGTCTATATAGTTTCTCATGTTAGTGCCTATAGCAACATTGTGAATCACATGGCTAAACTTGTCAGCCTCTTCTTTTAAGTGAGGTACATAGAGAATCAAATCGTGAATGAATCTCTCTTTACGATCATTTGGCACATACTCTAGGATGTCTCCAAAATGAATCTTCTTTTCTTCTTGAACTTCCATTTTTGTTTTTGTTATTATTTTAGGTTATTAAAAATTTCTTGAATTTGTTCTAGTGTGTGTCGTTGGATAAAGTCCCAGTAGACGAACTTGTACAGATTTTGAAAATATTTATGTTTGTAATCTTCAGAGTTGACCGGCTTGTCGAGGCCAAGTTCTTTACAAGTCCTTTTATTCGCTTTACTTTTAATTTCATCGCTGACTTCTTTAGAGATAATGTTATTGTTCCGCAAATATCTAACATTCTTTTCACAAAATCCAAATAAAACTTCAACTATTTCAACATATTTTTTATCAACACAGATATAAACAGCCTCTATATTTTCGTAAAACGCTTCTTTTGAACCAATTAACTCACCATCCTTCAGTTTTGTAATTGCAACTTGTCGCAGTCCATATTGAAAAGTTGGATCAGAATGGTATGTCTTCGTCTTCATATTCGTGTTGTCTTGTTTCGTATTCGTCTAATAGGATTCCCTTACTATCATCTCCAATCTCTGCAAACCTTTTTGTTTTTACATCGTACACAAAGGGAACTTCTCCCACGCGACCTATGAAAGACCAACGAATCTTTTGGATGTTAATCAGGGTTTGCCCAGACACATAATCTCGGTAAGCAACAAATCCGTTATCACACTTGTTGAAGAAGTGAGCAGACCCGGCTATGTCATAAAGTGTCGGCATAACATACACACCGTTTTCCTTCCTAATCTTTGTTGGATGAGCAATAACAAACACATGGACTCCGTAACGATCCTTGAATCGTTTGACCTTGGTGAGTGCCTCTGAAATGTATTGCGTCTCGCTCATTCCCTTTGGGACCTGGTGTTCAACATAGTTCCAAGGGTCTATCACAAGACAATTGATTCCGTTGCGTTTAACAAGTTCAGCAGCTTTGTCTAGGATACCATCAATGGTCACATCCATCTCATCAATCTTCATGAAGTAGAAGTATTCCTCAACAAAGTCTCTTGCCTTATCAACTTCCTCTTGACTCATCTTTGCAGTAGGCACAAATGAGAAGAAAGGCTTCCCAATAAATATTTCAGCAAGTTCAGAAAAAAGTATCTCTGTGGGTTGCTTTTCTGGCGAAAACATTGCTATCTTCCACGAATGTTTCGCAGACAATCTGACAAGTAAATTGTTCAGAAAAGTTGACTTTCCTGCGTTGGGTGTTCCTGTGATTATGGTGAACTCTGAACCTCGGAACGAGATATGTTCATCGAATTGATTAAACCCTGCTTTCAACCCATGAGGAAACCCATTAAGATATATATCAGATATTTTCTCCTTTACGTCATTTACCTTCTCAATGCCCTCTATTGGAATTTGATAGGCTTCTGCTACAACCTTTTGAAGAAGCTCTACTCCGTAATTTACTAAAATCTCATTTGCGTCCTTGCATCCATCGGGAATGTTTACATACCAAATCTTCTCCCGACCAAGTCTTCGCGTCAACTCCTCACGAAGAGAGAGACCAGATGAATCGTTATCGGTAAAAATGATAACCTTCTCCTTGTCGGCAAATGCGTCAATACAGTTATCAAGATACTTGAGGTTTTGGTTTCCCTTTGTTGCCCCATTAGGAACGCTTACAACAGGGTAAATTTGAGCTTCTTCCAAAGAAAGAGCGTCCATTTCACCTTCGACAATTACACACCAATTATAGCCTTCTATGGAGTTCAGGTTGTAGAGGATTAACTCGGCATCCTTAACCATCCGAAAGTTTTTTGCCGCATCTCTATATTTGATGTTAACCAAGTCACTTCCTCGGAAGTAGTTAAAACATATGGCGTTTCTATTTTCACCGGCTTGAGGAAAGTAACACTCCTCTTCCGTAATTTTCAGTTTCAGCAAAGTGTTGTTGGAGATCCCTCTCTTCTCAAACCAAGAGAGAACCTTGTCGCTCACCTTCTGAAGTTTAGATACTGGAACAACATACTCAACCTTTCGGTCTGACTTGTTTACGCTCTTCCCCATAAACGCTTCGCAGTTTGGGTAGTGGCACTTGTACACACCTAACTCGACATTTACTGAAAGACTCTTGTCTCTCTTGTTACTTCTCGTGTCTTTGCAGAACGGACAGTTTACTTTTTGTTGTGCCGAGGTATCCTTGCAGACAATTCCAAGGGCAGATAATTTTTGGTAGTTGCTCATATTTTATTGAAAAATCCTGGTTCAGCTTTGTTTATTTCGTCTTGAGTTTTAAAGTGTGTGCTTCCGAATATGTCTCTCACCTTTATTTTGCTCTCTTGTATTTTGTATTGGTCTTTAAACCAATTGTTCCTCATCTTACTCTTCCAGTTTAAAACCTTGTTATCATACGAATCTTTCCAGTCATTCTCTTCATAATGTTTAAATGCCTTTATTGCTATCTCTTCGGCATAACCATTATCTCTGAAGAATACTTTTACATCGTCTAATGTGGGTGGCACAAAAACTTTCTTTTTTGGCTTTGCCGATATATTATTATCTTTAATATCTTCTTTAATATCTTCTATATTATATACTACTCCCACTGGAGTGTACCCCTCGTCTCGCTGTAGGGTACCCCCCATCTCGTGGGAGGGGAGGGGGGTCTTGTCAATTGGGTTCTCAAAAACTGTAATTGAACGGAATGTAACCATACCATCTTTGTCTATTTTCACAATTCTTCCAATGAAACCGTAGTCCTCTAGTTTTTGCAACATTTTAGTTACGCTATCCTTTTTCACACCAATTAAATCAGCTAGATATTTATTAGAGGCAAAACAATACCCTTTTGAATTTGACAAGGCTTGTATAAAACATAACAACACTTTTTGCTGAAGCGTAATGCGAGGGTCTTTTAGCATGGCAACAGTAATTACAGCGTATTTACTTTCGTGAAAGTATTCCTGTTTTTCGTCTTCTTGATATTTCATAATGTTTAGTAAAAAAAATGCCCCGAAGAACAGGGAGGTCGCAGTCTCACCTATTCAACAGGGCTAGTATTTTATGTTTTTTAATTCGCTGCGACCCGAATTGAAAACAAAGATAATAAAATTACGCTGCTCTCCAAACACGAACTCCACCGTCCATTGATCGGGCAGTTAGTTCGTAGTTCTTCTTTTTCTTTTGGTAGAAAAGTTTAGCAAGGTATTTTGATGTCTCTCCAGGAACGAAGAAAGAGTCTCCAACTTCCATATCTGGCAAAACATATTCGGTTTTTCTACCTCTCCCACTTGTGCTTGGAATCGGTATATTTTTATCTACGTTCATTTTTGTTATGTGTTAATTATTGGCAAATATACATTATCCAAATCAAAATCCTAAAAATATTTTATACACAACAATGTTAAAAACTATTCGAAGAACCTTTCAATATAATTCATACATTTGTGAAAATTAAATTACAATGAACGTAAAAGGAAAAATCAAATCGGTAGGTAACACCGAACAAAAGAGTGCCAAATTTTCTATTAGAACATTTGTCCTAGAACTAGAGGGTAAGTACCTAGAGTTAGTAGAGTTCCAACTAATTAACAACAACACCCTTCTTATTGACCCATTTAGTGCTGGAGATGAGATTGACGCTCACTTCAATTTAAAGGGCAGGGAGTATAACGGAAGGGTTTATAATTCTCTCCAAGTTTGGAAAATCGAAGGGGAGGCAAAACCAAAAAATGAACCCACGCCACAACCACAGACAGAAGTTCCACAGGGGGAGTCAAAAGGCACAGAAGACGACCTCCCATTCTAATATAAAAACAAAGTCCCCCTTCTTTAGGGGGATTTTTGTATTTTTGGATAAAATTAACCGTATGTTCTTTAAGTCCAAGAAGAGAAAAGAGGAGGAAGAGGAAAACAGTAAACCACTTCCTGTGCTTTGTGCCACTACCTGCGTAGTATGGAATAGCGAAGAAGAAATTGAAAGCAATCCTGGACAAGGTCTGTATACGGACTCTGTTCCAATAATATTTGATATAACAAAAGTTGCCGCAATACAAGCAGACGTAGAATTTCGTAACGATGGTTCAGCGTCTATAGGTTCACGAACCTTAATATATATCACCGGATCTACAGAGCCTCTAATTATAGACGCTCCATACCAATCATTCGTGGAATATTTCACGCTTTTAAAATCTAACGAATTTCATAATAATGCAAACCACTAAGTACGGCAAAAACATCCTCATTACAGAGTGTTCAACAACAGACAAGTTTCTTATGATTTCAGATATCCATTGGGACAATCCGAAGTGTAAGAGAGAAACATTAAAAAACCATCTTGACTACGCTGTTAAGAACGGAATAAAAATCGTAATCAATGGGGACTTCCTATGCCTTATGCAAGGGAAGTGGGACCCTCGGAGAAACAAGAAAGATATTCGTCCCGAACATAATGTACACAACTATCTTGACGCTGTAATTGAAGACGCTGTTGATTGGTGGTCTCCTTACGCTGAGCATATTTTGTGGATTGGTTACGGAAACCACGAGACTGCAATCATTAAAAACACAGAGACAGATCCTCTCCAGCGTTTTGTTGACTTGCTAAACTACAAGAACAAAACAAGTGTTCAAGTAGGTGGTTATGGTGGATGGTGGAAGCTGCACGTTCAACATAAGAGACACGCGACATTTGCATTCAACGTAAAATATTATCATGGTACCGGAGGCGGTGGTGCTGTAACAAAAGGTGTAATTCAAAACAACCGAATGGGTGTTATGATTGCAGGAGCCGACTGTATTTGGATGGGCCACGTTCATGAATTGTATCATGTGATTGATGGGCAAGAATCTCTCGAACATCATTCAAAGAGAGGTTATTTTATTAAGCATAAGTATGTTCACCACATTAGGACGGCGGCATACAAAGAAGAATACGGAGCAGGTGACTTTGGATATCACGTTGAGAAAGGAAGACCTCCTAAACCAATCGGTGGTTACATTCTGTCATTTGATACTGCCTATGAGACAGATAATGGTAGAGAGGCAATATTGTTGCTTCCCACGTTTACACAACTACGAGATCACTAACAAAAAATGGGAACCGTTGTTCCCACTTTCTGCACACAAATAAAGAACACAATAACAAAAATCAAGCATCAGAACGATGCTGTACAAAAGTACATCAATTCACACACAAAAAACACACTTAATATTTTCAAAATGAAGTATTTGAATTATTTGCCTGTAGTTATGAAATACAAAGACCATCTAGCAGATGGTGTTGACGTTGGAGACACGCGAATTCACATGGTAATACGAAGTGCTTCTGAAGAGGCTGACTACTGGACAAACACAGATTGTGTAGTTTATGAAGACTATGGAAGATGGAAAAAAGGAGACGAAGTGTTTGTTAAATATGTAGAGATTAGAGAAGTTGTAGGGGCATATAGTGAGGGTAAAAACAAACGCATTATTGACATAGGTGATCAGGAAGTTCTTTTGGTAAGACCTGATCTTGTTTATTTAACAATTAGAGATGGTGAACTTATTCCTCAAGATGGTTGGTGTTTAATAAAACAAGTCCCAGAAAAACCTAAAGACTCTTTGTTATTTATACCTGAAGCGTTTGATGAGAAGTTTAAAGAATTTGAGTGGGAAGTAATTGCTGTTGGTGGGCCGTCACCTGCTCATGAAATAATGTATGGAAAAGATGCTTTACCTCCTGTTGGTTCAATTATATTAGGACGTAAAAATTGCGGAATACCACTAGAAGCAGGTTTAAATAAAAAGTTAAAAGAAGAATATCATCTCATCAGACATAATGAAATTCTAGCGTATGAAGTTTGAACAGAATGAGTTTAACAAACTAAAATATCCTATTCATAAAATACCATTAGGCACACCTGTGCTTTTTGAGTTTTCAGACTTATCTAAGTTCTCTATAATATTCTCGGCACCTGATTTACCTAAGAAGTTAGATCCTGATATCGTCATGCGGTATTTGATTTATATGTACGACCTTGGTTCCCCAGGTCAAGGTATTCCCGACTTGAAGAGAAGAAAAGTTTGGGCGTTACAATGTTTAAACATTGAGCCTCCATACGAAGATGTAATTAAGGATATGCTCAACTGGAAAATCAAAGGTGTTAACAGAAGAGCAATTTACTTCCTTATGTTGATGGGCGGTGAGCAGTACATGGTTTGGAAGTCTGCGGAAGAGGCCCTCTTGCGTTATACTGAATTAGAGATTAAATTAGAGGCTGAAGACGAAGTTGCTCAAGCGAAAATAGTTCAAGCAGAAAAGACTCGAAGAGAAATTATCAATATGACGATGTCGCAAATTGCATCCTCAAAAACAGATTTTCTTCAAGGTGAAAAGAGTAAGGAACTAGAAGACGAGTTGACTGAGTTTACATTGTTAGATTCTCTCGGCATAAGACCCGAAGAGTACATTCGTGAGTTTGAACAAAATGGAGATGTATTCCCTGATATAGATGCGTGAAGTAAAATATAAATACAATCAACCCGAGGAGTTTATTGTCGTTAATAACGATGATGAGGATTTGTATCCAATAAAAATCAAAGTCCCTTCTCTCGAAGAGTATTATAACTTGCCATATGAAGAGGCAATAAAGAAAGTTGAGGGTTACGGACTTCCTCCCGAAAAGCAGAAGTTTACTTACCAAGAGATGCCCTCTAAACTATCTGAGATTGAATCTGTGATTCGCAGAAAGAAACAGATGAAGCCGAAAGATGTAGTTAAGTTAGAAGACATTGATGAGGAATTATTTAACGATGTTTCGTATTACTCAAAAGAGATTCAATGGATTAAGAAACAAATCAAGAGGCACTACAAAGGATACTTCTTCTTCAACAACGGAACTCCAACTTATATGCCCGGTTGTCAATATACCTACTTGAACTATTGGCCAATTGGTAACGGAAGAAATACAAAAGGACTAGCAGAGTATCGAGACAGAGACAGAAGATGGTTCTTGACCGTTATGTATGCGTACACAACAAAGGAAGCGTTCTATAAATATAAAGTAGTTTACCTCGAAAAGAAAAAGAGTTATGTTCGCTACTTCAATATGCAAAAGAGTGTGGATGAGTTTAAGGAGAAGCACAGAGATTGTTATGTAGAGAAAGGTGAGTACATTGTAGACACAGGAGAAAGAACAACTTACGGAGTTATCTACCCAAAGCACCGAAGAGAAGGAGCGACATCTCGTGCAGGTTTTATGAACTGGTACATTACGGCAACGATGGGAATCCAAAGATTTGGGGGTATCCAAAGTATGTCGGACTACCACTCCACTCAAGTTTTTGTGGATCACATTGCAAAGCGTTTGAGAAGGATGCCTTTCTTTTTCAAGTTGATGACGGAAGGGTCTTCCGTTCCAAAAGAAGCCATACAATTTACAGCACCAGCAAATAGAACGGCAGGTGGTGTTGGAACAACTTCTCTTCCTCCACACGAGGGTTGGATTAACCACCGACCATCTGGAGAGAGAGCATATGACATGGAAAAACTTCACTTCATTCACCACGATGAGGTTGGAAAGATTGACCCGAAGGCAGGTATCAACATTAATGTTGTTGATAGATGGAGAGTTGTTATGAAGTGTCTTGCTCAAGGTCCTTACATACATGGTGTTGGTCTATTGACTTCAACTCTTGGAGAGATGGAAAAGGGTGGTGGTGAGCAGATGAAGAAACTTATCCTTGGTTCTCGTTTCAATGAGAGGAACGATAACGGACAAACAATGACTGGTCTACTTACTCTATTCTTCCCTGCCCACGATGGATTGGATGGATTCATTGATGAGTTTGGAAATTCCATTATTGAAGATCCGGAGAAACCAACAAAGAATGTTGACGGAAAGTTTGTTTCAATGGGAGCAAGGACATATCTTCAAAACAAGAGAAGAGCATTCGAAATGAATGGTGACCAAACAGGACTCATTGAGGAAATGCAAAACTTCCCAATGACATTGAAAGAATGTTTTATGTCGGCATCCAAAGACTCTTCTTTTCCTGTGCTAAAAATAAGAAAGAGAATTACCGAGTTGACTTTTGAAAAACATAAGACTCGTAGATACAACTTTGAATGGGAAAATGGAAGATGCTCTCGTGTAAAACTTGTTGAAGATGACGAAGGTAAATTCAACATCTCATACCTTCCTCCTGCTGGTGCAAGAAATATAAAAGAGTGGGACTCTGAACTAGAGTCTTGGAAGCCAGGGTGGACTGTTATGAATAAGTTTGTGATGGGAGCTGACCCTGCTAAATATGAATCCCATGAAGTAAGTGGCAAGAAAAAGTCTTACAATGCAGGGGCAATGTATTACAAGAAAGACGAACATCTTGATGGTGACACAGGTCTTCTTATTAAACCAAGAGGTATGTGGGCATCTGACAAGTTTGTCCTTACTTACAAACAAAGGGATGTAGGTAGAGAGGAGTATTGCGATGATATGGCAAAAGCTTGTATGTTCTTTGGAGCAATGTTATATCCCGAGATGAATATTACTTTCCTCTATGAGAAATTTCTAGAGTGGGGTTTGAGAGGATACCTTCTGTACGACATGGACGAAAATGGATTCAGAAAGCCATTGCCGGGTAGAATTACTACGGATGGATCTAGTAATTCTGCAAAGCAAGATATCTTTGATAGTTGGGAACATTACCTCAAAAACGGAGTAGAGGGAGAGAACCACATAGAGATTTTAGAGGAGTGTGCGAATATTGATGGTAAGCAAGAAATGACAAAATACGATTTATTTGCTGCTGGAGGCTATGCACTTTTGGGAAGTAAGTCAGTTTACCCTAAATTTGTAGAATTAAATGAGCAATCTATGAATATAGATTCAAAACTTTTTGATACATTTGATTATTATTAAAGTATGAGCGAATATACTATCTTGTGGCCAAAGGATGATATCGATCCTAAAAAGAAAGACAACAACTGGTTGTCGCAAATTGGTCGTGCCATTTTTTATCGTTACGAAAATAACAAAACTTATTTTGGCCGACAAGATATTGCTCGTTTATTTGAAATAAGAAATTACTCTGAGGGAAGACAAAACCAACAGAAGTATATTGATATGTGGATTCAGCGTGGGGAAGAAAAAGCAAGTGTATCAAGTCCAAACCCACAAGCACAACGTATTCGTAGAAAGGGATATGCCAACATGAACTTTGAGATTTTCTCAATCGCTCCCGAACTAAAAAGAATCATTCACTCTGTTGTAGGGACTGACAACCAACGAGTTCAAGTTGACTGCATTAACCCAGAGATTAAGAATAAAAAAGCATTAGATAAGGCAACTCTTTACGTTAAGTCTAAGATGGAGCCTTTAATGAAAGAGATTGGAATACCACAGGCTGGTGAGGGTGAATTTTTACCCGAAAATACTGTTGAGTTAGATGTGTTTGAAAGCCTTGGCGGGTTTAAACAAAATTTAGAAATTACTTTAGAGAAATTAATAGAGTTAGGTTTTACAAATAGCGATTGGGGTAAGATTGAGCGTCAGTTAAAAGACGATGCTATTAACTTCAACTTTATGGTTTGCAAAGACTACACCGATGCTCACACAGGAATGGCAAAGGTTAAGTACGTTGATGTAACCAAATTTATTTGTGCATGGACTGATGACTCTCAAGGTGATAATACTCCTTTTGCAGGTCACTTTGAAAAATATAGTATTCCTCAAGTTCGTGACCTCCTTATCCAAAATGGATGGAGCGAAGAAGATACCGAAAAACAAGTTAACAGAATTGCAAAGTGGGCATTTGATTTAACTTACTCTAATGACAGATATGGTTGGTCTTGGTATGCACAACGTGACACTATTACAGACCGTATGCGTTACGATGACTTCTTTGTAGATGTTCTTGAATTTGAATACATTTCAAAGGACACTCAGTTCTACAAAAAGAAAGATCGTGACGGTATTCACACATTCTACTCAGATAAGTTTGGGGAATATGTAAATACGGATAAAAAGAAAACTGTTATTGTTGACGCTCACGTTATTTACGAAGGATACTTCCTTCCAGGGGCAAACATCACAGTAGGTGGTAAGCAAAAAAATATGAAGAGAGTGAGCAAACAAAAGCCTCAAATCTCTTATCGTTTTGAAAAGATTCCGGGTAAGTCAATCACAGAAACTGCCATACCTATTTACGACTCTCTTCAAATCAACCACCTTAAACTACAAGCCGCTAAATTAGCAGCTGCTCCAAAGGGTATCGCAATTGATATTGGAGCGTTAAACATTAATAGTATCGCAGGTTCAATGTATACACCATTTGACCTCGTTCAAGTATATTCTCACACAGGAAACTTCTTCTATAAATCTTCTCTCCTAGGAGGTAAGGTTAACACCAACAAATCTTTTGAAGAGTTGGAAGGTGGTATTGGTAAGCAATTGTCTGAATGGATTTTAGCGTACCAACACGATGTAGAGAAATTACTTCAGATTACAGGAATCACTCCGACAATGGCTGGATCTCCTGCAAAGGGAGAGAAGTTAGTTGGCGTTGCAGAAATGGAGGTTGAAGCAACTAATAATGCTTTGTGGCCACTACAACAAGCCTTGGAGCGTTTGAAAGTTAAGGCAGGTCAAAACATTGCTCTTCGCGCTATGACTACCATGCGTTTTGATAGCGAGGTAAAGGATTATTACGCGGAAGTATTTGGCAAAACATCTATTGACTATTTAATGCCTGCTGCTGATTTCACTCTAGACGAGTTAGGAATCTCTTTAAGTAATAAGATATCAGCAACTCAGAAGTTTAAAATTGCAGAGGCGGCAGAAACTGCTCTTAAAGTAGGTCGCAATGGGATGCCTGAAATTGAACTCTCTGACTACACTATGATTTTAGAGATGTTAGAGAAGGGTAGATTGAAAGAGGCTACTTGGTATTTGACATACAAGAGTGCAAAGAAGAGAAAGTATAACGATGAGATGGCTGCACAAAACCAACAGGCACAAGCACAATCTCTTCAAGAGTTAGAGTTGATGAAACAGAAAGGTGAGATGGAGTTATTGCAGATGGCTGCAAAGATTGAAGTGGAGAAAGAAGCTGCTCTCTCTAACATTAGAATTAAAGAAAAGCAAATGATTATTGCTGCTGAAACTCAAGGAAGTATTGAGGAAATTAAAGCAGAGGCATACTTACAGGAACAGACTGGTACTGAAATTACAGGTAAGTTCCGTAAACCAAGCGCATAAACACAAAAAATAACACATAATGGAAAATCAAGAACAAAGTACGCCTACGAGCATTTTTAGTGCCTTAGGTTTGGAGAACCCAACTCCTGCACCGATGCCTTCTGGAGAAGAGGCACCTGCATTTGAACCAACACCAATAGATAATGGTGGTGAACCTGCTCCTGCACCAGAGCCTACTGTTAATGAGGAGACAACCTTTAAAGCGTCTGACTTAAAGGCAATCTTCGGAGACTTTGAGTCTATTGACTCTATTAAGCAGAAGTATTCTACCTACGAGGAAAGAGCGAAAAAGTACGAAGAGTATGAGCCTCTTATCTCTCAACAAGAAACTTTAATCAAAGAATTAGAGTCTCCATTTGCAAATGAAAAACTTGCTAGTCTTAACTCGTTCATCAGAAACACAGGAGTTAACGACTTAGATGTAGCCAACAAATTTGTAGGTAAGACATCTGAAGAGATTAAACAAAACCCTATCCAAGTCATGGCACTTGCTCAAGTTATTCAAGAGCCTGATCTTTTGAAAAATATGTCTTTTGAAGACTTGTGTGAAGCAATCGCTGACGAGAACAATACCTACGCTGACGTTACTTTTGAAGACGCTCCGAAGGTGATGAAGATGAAGATTGGAAAAAACATTGCTGTAGTAGAAGAAAAATTACAAAATATTGGACAGAATAAAGATTTTGTTGCATCTTTGCGTAACCAATACAACGAGTCTAAAGAGACTGTTGCAAAGGCAATCCAGGAATGGAAGCCTACAATTGAAAAACTGACTGATTTGAAAGAGGTGGAGTATGACCTTGAGGGGTACAAAGTGAAGGCGCAGGTGTCTGCGGAGACCCGAACTCAACTCCAAAAAGAGATTACTAATATCATCGCTTCAAATCCATCTTTACCAGACGATCAAAGTATTGAGCTTATAAACACATATGTTCGGAGTCGAATAGAAAATTTAGAAGCGTCCAATATTTATAAATCTCTTATCACAGCCGCTAAAGGGGAGGCCCTAGAAAAATCGGTTAAAGAGTTTCATAATGGATCGCCTGTCGCTAGACCGGAAAAGCAGGGTGGAAGTAATGAGAAGAGTCAATTGTTGCAATACTTTGAAAAACAGTTGTAGAAGTTAACAAAACAATTTTTACTAATTAATATTTTACCAAAATGGCTTTTGGAACATCTTCAAATACTCCAGTAGCGTCTTCAGCAGGTCTGAATGGTTCGTTACTATCTTTATTTGACGCGAGTTACACTACAGGCTTATTAGTGCCTCATTACTTGCGTACTCTTAAAAACAAATTCGGTGACAACGGTCTTTCTGACTTCCAACTTTTGATGGGATTAGGAATGAAGCGTGGTGTGCAAAACGTAACAGGATGGCACTGGGAAAAAGGTCTTTATGACGCTCCGGTTGTTGTTGACGCTACTATTGCTGCTCCAGGTGCAGGTTTACCGTTGACTTTCAACTCTGATATTGTGGCTGGTGGTGCTATAGCCCCTGCTAACTTGTCTTTCCCATACATTGATCAACCTGCAACTTACACTTACGCTAAAGTAGGTCAAGTGTTGATGAACACTAGTGTTGCAACTTTACCAATGTATGTTGTAACTGCTGTTACAGGTGTTGCTGTAACTATTCGCCCACTTCTTTCTACAACTAACTCAGCTGCTACCGCAGGTGATATCTTCGTTGTAGTTGGTTCTGCATGGGACGAGGGAACAGACCAACCATCATCATCTCAATCTTTCTGGACTAAGTACACTTGGAAGACTCAAATCTTCAAAGAGACTTACCAACTTTCTGGTACTCAAAAAACTAACGCTCCACAATGGATGGAAGTTGAGTACGGAGATGGCAAGACTAAGAAGATGAACGGATTCTTCTACGAAGGTCAAGATGAGGCTGAATATCGTTTGATTAAACAAATCGCTTTGTCAATGATTTTCGGACAATCTCAAACTAACTCAGGTGTTCCTCAAACCTTCTCTGGTCTTGATGCTGAAATCACTTCTCGTGGTTACACTCACAGCGTTGGTGGTGCAGGTAACTTTGATGTTTCTGACTTCCGTACCATTGCTAACGTAATGAGCCGCCGTTATTCAAGTAACTTGTTCTTGTCTTGGTTGACTAACGAATTGTATTCTGAGTTAATGCAAGATTTGAACAGCGCATCTGGATCTTACATCCAAAACGCTAACTTGGTTAACGCTACAACTCAAGCAATTGCTGACGTATTCTTCGGTGGTAACATGGAGCAAACTGAGACTTTGTTCTCTACTTTCTCTTGGAACGCTATCAACGTAGATGGTTACAACTTCGCGTTAAAGAACGCTCGTTTCATGCAAGATCCTGCAACTACTGCTGCTAACACAACTTCACAGTTACGCCGCCGCGGTTGGATTATCCCATTGAACAAAGTTCAAGATGCTGAAGGAGTTCTTCGCAATCGTATCGAGTTGGTTTACAAGGAGATGGACGGATATAGCCGCTTCATGGAAATCACAGACGATGGTCGTGCTTCTGCTCGTAAGATTGGGCCAACTGACGTTGCTCGTCTTTACTTGTCATCTGACCTTGGATTTGACTTCTTCACATTGGAGCAATTCACTCGTATCACAGACTAATCTTAGTCTAAAAATATGTAAAGAGGGGAGGGAGGAAACTCTCTCCCCAATTTACTAAACACACACAAAAACAACAATAATAAAAATACAACTATGCTATTTCAAGATGGCCAAAAATTCATCCTTGATGAAGAGGATTTGAATCAGTTGAGACAAGCGTTTCCTGATTACATGAACAAGAATAAAATTCTTCGAATTACTTATAACGAGGGAGTTGTACAAAAGATTGAAACAAACAATCCGGCATCACCTTACGTTTTCTCAAAACCAACCCATAACATTTTACTTGTAAACAAATGGGTGGATAATGAAACAGGAGAGCAAAGAGAAATTCGTTTCTCAAACCAACCT